AGCGCGCCACCTTGCTTGGTGTCGGTGAAAGCGTCGTCTGCATCGCGGCGGCTGACGATTGGCTCAACACCAATGAGTCTGACGAGGCGGCGCACAAGACCAAGGGCTGGCTGCGCCAGCAGCCGACGGACAAGCAACTCGCCTGGCTCCCGCCCGCCTGCCGCATGGACTTCAACCTCACCCGCTACAAGGCCTCGGCCATGCTGAGCCTCAAGTTCAACCACACCGCAATCCGTGCCCGTATCAACGAGGCTAAGGGCGCTCGGTTCGCGGTGGCTGCGTGATGGAGGAGCTTTATGTCGCCATCACTCACCTCTGCCGCCGCGCGGTTTACCTGCTGGCATCCGCGCTTTGCGCTCTGCGCGATCTGCCTGCAGCCGACGCGTGGCTTTGGCTGGTCCGAGCCGCAGCGCCCGGCGGCCTTGCCGCCAAAATCATCAAAACGGGCGCCCTTGCGCCCGAGCCGGCCGCGCCACTCGGTGTGGTTTTGCTCCATCACCTGTCAGGCCTTCTTCTGGCAACGGGCACGGAGGTCCTCCGCCATGGTTGATCTCACCGAGGAAGAAAAATCCGCCCTCCGGCACGCCATGCAGATGGTGGCCGAAGTGATGGAGGAGATCGGCTGGCAGACCCGGCTGATTGAGCTCTCAGAGCCCCAGGTGCTCACCCTCATCGAAGTCGCCATCGGCGGCTTTCAGGACGCGATGCGCGAGATCGCCGCGGCCAACAAGCAGCAATTCCCGGAGGTGCCATTTTGAAACTGGGTTTCAATCACACGCGCAGTTTCGCGGAACTGCTCAACGATGCCATCGATACGGCGCTGACCGGTGAAAACGCAATGCGCCCGCGGCGCGACTATCTCGGCGGCTCGCGGGTGGGTCACGCCTGCGAACGCGCCCTGCAGTTTGAATTTGCAGGCGCACCGAAGGACGACGGCGCGGATTTCCCCGGCCGAACCCTGCGCATCTTCGCCATCGGTCACGCACTCGAGGATCTTGCAATTCAGTGGCTGCGCGCCGCGGGCGTTGATCTCTACACCCGCAAGGGCAATCGCACCGATGGTGAGCAGTTCGGCTTTTCGGTCGCGGACGGCCGCATTCGTGGCCATGTCGACGGCATCATTGCTGCCTCCTCCGGGTCCATTTCACTCGGTGTGCCTGCCCTCTGGGAATGCAAGACCATGAACGCCAAGAACTGGCGGGCCTGCGTCAAGGACGGGGTGGTCGTCTCTAAGCCCGTCTATGCCGCCCAGATAGCACTCTACCAAGCCTACATGGATGCCGCGGTTCCGGGCCTTGCGTCGAACCCGGCGCTCTTCACCGCCATCAACAAGGACACGGCGGAGCTGCATCACGAGTTGGTACCGTTCAACGCCGAGTTGGCACAGCAAATGAGCGACCGTGCCGTGCGCATCCTCAGCGCCACTGACGCAGGCGAATTGCTGCCGCGCATTGCGCGCGACCGCGACCACTTCGAGTGCCGGATGTGCGCTTACGCCAATCGCTGCTGGAGTTTTGCCCAATGAGTGATGAGCGTGACGACAAGTCCACAGGAGAGGTGATCCACTTCAATCCGTGGCGTGATTTCAACGATGCGGCTCCACAGGAGGATCCGTTCGGCATTGAGCCCGATGCGGACCAGCTGGCGACGTTTCTGGATGTGGTCTTCGGTTATTGCGAAGGCCTGATCCCTGTGCGCGGCTTCGTCGATAAAGGGCAGGGCCGGGACGGTAAGCCCAACAACATTTGGATCGAGGCGGACAACTCGGCCTTCGACAAACTGAAAACCTTTGCCACCTGGGCATGGCGTGAGGGTGCAGCCCTCTATGTCATCCCCGGCACGGTGGCTGCACAGGGTCAGGCGCGCGCCCATGAGGTCCTGCAGATGCAAGCGATCATCGTGGACCTTGATGCAGGTGACATTCCGGCCAAGCTCGCACACCTGGTGCGCCATCTCGGCACGCCCACGCTCATAGTTGAGAGCGGCGGCCGTACGCCCGAGGGCGCCACTAAGCTCCATGTGTGGTGGAAACTGACCGAGGCTGTCACCGGCGGGGATCTAGCGACCCTTTGTCGCCTGCGTGGCGACATTGCCATGAGGGTGGGCGGGGACACCCATTTCCGCTCAGCCCACCAGCCGATCCGGGTGGCAGGCTCGGTCTACCACAAGGGTGGGTTCCAGCGCCTTGTGCAAATCCGCGACCATCGTCCGGTTGAGGTGGAGCTTGCGGAGTTCGCGGAACTCGTTGCCGCGATGCCGGCACTGTCAGGCGTCGGAGCCGATCTCGCTCCCGAGGCCGGCGCCAAACCGTCACTTGAAGCCATTCTCACCACCCCGGTGCATGAAGGTGGCACGGACCAGTGGACCCGGTTTGAAGGCGCGAGCGCTGCGATCGGTCACTATGTCCGGCTGGTCCACGACGGCAAGATGACGCCTAATGACGGCTGGGAAGCGATCTGCCAGTACAACGCCGCTATGTTACGGCCTGCCTGGCCGCCGGAGCGCCTGCAGCAGGAGGCCGACCGCCTCTGGGCGCTGCACGTCAGAAAGAATGGACCGGCACTGTTGCGTGCCGAGGATAACGCTTCCTCTGCCGCTGCTGCGATCCCGGTGTTTTCACTCGGGGAGTTGCTTGATGACCGTTCGCCCATGCCGGAGGACATCATCGCCCCGCGGGTCCTCACGCCGGGTGGTCTCCTGGTGCTCGGTGGCGCACCTAAGGTCGGCAAGAGCGATTTCCTAATCAGTCTGCTCGCCCACATGGCGGCTGGTGTGCCATTCCTCGGATTCACGCCGCCGCGCGCTTTGCGGGTGTTCTACCTCCAGGCGGAAATCCAGTACCACTATCTGCGCGAGCGCATGCAGCAGATCCGCCTTGATTTGGCGGTTATTCGGGGCGCGCGCGACCGGTTGGTCGCCACCCCGAAGCTGCGCATGATCCTCGATGACAAGGGCTTGGCACTCGTTGCCGACAGTGTGCGTCAGCGCTTTCCAGATGAGGCACCCGACATCATCTGCCTCGATCCGATCCGCAACCTCTTCGATGGTGGAAAGGACGGTGGCGGTGAGAACGACAACGCCGCGATGATGTTTTTTCTCACTGAACGGGTGGAGCGGCTGCGTGAGGCCGTCGCTCCTGATTGTGGCGTCATCCTCGCCCACCACACCAAGAAGATGAACCGCAAGGCGGTGGGCGAGGATCCGTTCCAGGCGCTCTCCGGTGCCAGTGCGCTGCGTGGCTTTTACACCTCTGGCCTTCTGATGCATCGCCCCGATGAGGAGAGCAGTCTGCGCCGCCTCGAGATTGAGCTGCGCAACGGCCCATCGCTGCCGACCAAGGTGATCGATAAGGAGAACGGCCGCTGGGTCGAAATCAATCCGATGAACGAGCGCCTCGTTCGAAAGGAGCTCGGCGCAAAGCTCGATGCCGAGCGGTTGCGCAAGCACGACGTGATCCTTGGTATTTTGCTGGATGAGGCTGCTGGCAGCCGCCTCTACACGACGATGCAGTTTGCCGAAGCCTTCGAGAACCAGGGCGGTCTTGGCAGCAAGCACACGATCCGAGATCGTCTGAGCGTCCTTGGGACCAAGGGCTTTGTGAAGTTCGTGCGGGATGCGTCCGCTTTCGGCTTCCCGGTGACCCGCTCCCACTCCGGCTACCTTTGCGTTCAGGGAATGACCTTCGGGCCGCCTGAGGAGGTGATGGACAGCATCACTGGTGAGGTCACTTCGACGCCGCGCCGGGTCCTGCCCAGTCACTACAAGTGCCCCCAGTCCGGGTCATATCTCGCGGTCGAAAACCCCGAGGTTTGGGTCTACCCGGAGGGGTCAGAAGATGAGCTCACTCATATGAGTGAGGCGTGAACTCATATGAGTGCACCAATCATGTTTTCAGCAAAATCAATGAGTTACGCCCAAAATATGAGTGAGGTGCCGCACTCATATCTGCACTCATCCGCACTCATATTTTCTGATGTAAATCAGATACTTAAGCCAAAAGGAACAGTTAGGTGTCAAAGCTCCCATACTACGTATGGGAGGGCCAACATGAAGAGTTGGCCCGTCCTCCCATACAATGGCAGGCCTCGGGCTCCGCCTTGATGTGACCCGCTCTGCGCAGCCGATTCAGTGACGATCCATCGCCCGACTGAGCAGCCTGCCCATTCAAACCAACCATCCCCCATCACCCCTCATAACGGAGACCATCATGGCTTCGAACACCCGAACTCTGCCTGTCGTCAGCCCAAGCCCCAAAGCTGGCCCTGGGACAGGAGCCATCCTTGCCCTCGATCTTGGCACCACCACTGGCTGGGCACTCCGCGGCCACAATGGTCTGATTACCAGTGGTACGGCCAGCTTCCGTCCCGGACGCTATGACGGAGGCGGTATGCGCTATCTGCGCTTCACCAACTGGCTGACAGAATTCGAGCGGCCGTCCGACCCGATCTCAGCCATCTGGTTTGAAGAGGTCCGCCGTCATGCCGGAACAGACGCAGCCCACGTTTATGGGGGCCTTATGGCCTCACTGACCGCGTGGGCTGAGTTGCGGGGAATTCCCTATGAGGGCGTGCCGGTGGGCACGATCAAGCGCCATGCCACTGGCAAGGGTAACGCATCCAAAGAGGCCATGATCGCGGCCGCTTGCGCGCGCGGTTACAGCCCTGCGGACGACAACGAGGCCGATGCCATCGCCATTCTTCACTGGGCTCTCGAGACCCGGGGAGGTGTGGCATGAGGCTCTACCCG